TTAGTTATTGTCTAGGACTTCGTAGATACCGTTATCATCGATAGCTACCGCGCCCATTGACATCATTGATGTTGCTAAGTGAGACACTTTCTCAGCAACATAGTTTACTTCAGTTTGAACATCAGAGTTGATGCCAATACCTACAGCAGTTGTATGGTAAGCAAAGTTTTTACCACCTGCTACAGCAGACGTTGAGAAGATCTTGAAGCCCAAGAACTCTTTCATTGTCATACCACCTGCGAATGGTAAGTTTTGTGGACCAACAAAGTCTGATGATGCAAACTCATTGATTGCAAACAAATCAGCGTATCCTGCAGGAGACATCGCAAGATAGCGTTGCCCATCTTCTGGAACATCTGCCGTACCCATTGTTTCAAACAATGATAGAAGATCTGCTTTTTCAAGAGCAGAGCCAGTGTCATGTATTTGAGTAGAGTTAGCACCTGCATCCATAGCAGTAATGATAAGCTCATCTGTTTTTCTACCAAGAGCAGCAGCAGCAGATTGCGCTACAGCTTGACGCTCGTTGATATTTGTTTTCAACTCATCAAGCTTGTCGATGTACTCAGCAGCATAATAATCGCTCATTGTCGCTTCGACGTTGGTGTGTGCTAGCTCCATAGGAGTTACATTACCATTGCGTGATTTTGTTGAGGCTGATCCAGTGCCTATTTTCTGGAATCGTGCAGTTGACCCTGACACATTTGTAGAGCGAATAGTATTCCGTAGCTTGGAACCCATACGCTGATACGCCATGTGAACTTCAGTTTCAAACTGCTTTATAAAGGCTTGGTCTATTGTATTAGCCATTTTTACAGTCCTTAATTGAGTTTCCGATTGCTACGAGTGTCCACGTTTACATGTCAATTCGGGTATCCATAAGGGCCGATCAATGCACTATGGGTCGTAATATTTCATTATTAACATCAAATTCTTGAGAATTGCAACGCACAAATTCAACAAATCTATTATCATTGCTCATCTCAACAGGCTCAAAGCCAAGCCAACATGCCCAATTTAGCATATGCTCATTCTTAGAAAGGATAGTCATAGTAATTATTGGATGCAGTTTATCAAACATATTTAACAAAGACTTAGACATCTTTGCTGTTAATACAACGTTATGCTCTAAACTATTTGCAAATACAGTAAACATTTGTGGAGTATCTTCAAAAAAAGAAAGACCACCTACAAAAACTATATTACCATATTTATTTCTACAAATATAAGATTCCGTTGAATTGAATATTTCAAACAGCGCCTCTTCTACAGAATCATAACCAAAGTCTTTTACCTCTACTTTGTTAGCAGGGTGCATAATGCTTTCAAATTCTTTAACATGATAATGCTTCATTGGGGTAAGATATGCCTTACCCCTTTGAATTATCTTCTTTTCATCTGTTATAAAGCTTTTGGAACCCATTATTTACTTCTTGTATAAAGTCATTATTTCTTCGTGCAGGATGCCAGTACCTTTCATCTTGCATCATTTCTCTTAGACCTTGTTCTGTAATCTTGCCAGAAGGCGTTGCGTCCCCTCCCATAGACGGAGACTGCATTTTCTCCATAATAAACTCAAGTACCTTTAGCCCATCAGCAGTTTCAGTTAATCTTTCAATAGAATCCATATGCTCTTCTGGAAAGAATTGTTTAGAAAATAAAGCAGCAGCCTCTATTCTAGCATTAGCATTATCACCAAGCTTTTCTATCTCTGCGTCAGTATCTATCATTTCCCCTTCAACAGCTTTGACTACTTTTTCTAAACCCTGTTCAAACTCAGCCTGACTAAACCCATAAGTAAAAGCGTGATTTGCCCACCACTCTAAAACCTCACTATCTATAGCACTTTCCTCATCTATATAATCAGGAAGTTGGTAGTCACCTGCACTATCTGGCCTATCTTTAAAACTCTCTGCCTCTATTTCTTTTAGAACCTCGGCACGAATATCTTCGTCCTTAGTGCCTAGCTTAGACTCAAGCTCCTTATATGCTTTAGCTAAGTCCTCACCTGACTTGTATTTCTCAGGCAACCATTCTGGTCGATCCTCTGTTTTAGTCTCTAGATCTTCTGCTACTACAAAATCTCTTTCCTCTTGTGGAGGTAGCTCTGTCGTTGCTTCTTGAACTTGTTCATTCATTATTCTTTACCTTATGTGATCTCTGAATATGACGCTCTATTAAGCCAACAAGATACCGTTGACCTTCTAAATGACGCAACTCATCAGTAGAAATATTAGGACCACTAACCATTTCTATAGTTATACTACGCAAGTATTTAAGAATTTCTTGACCAGTAGGCTGAGAAAATACAGAGCCAAAGTTAAGGCTTATCTTATCTTCTTCTGTTTTCTTTCTTGCTATTCCGTCTAAACCAATATGACTATTCTGCGGCAATAGGTGGTCCTGCTAATTGTTCCTGTTGTTTCATTTGCTGCATCATTGCAACTATCTCTCTACGCTCTTCTGCATCACGAATCAACCCATCAGGTACACCAAATTTCTTAGCTAAGTGAATAGCAGTTTCTTCAGAATTAATTAAGATATTGGTAACATCAGGGCCAAAGTAAGCATTAACAAGCTCTAGAAATCTAGAAACAGAAGTTATATCTTGGTTTGATTGTGCTTGTGCTAATGGTGAAGAAGATCTTATTTTTACCTCTCTTCCATTAACTGTAGGCAATTCAATGCGGCCTTGCTTCTTAAGAATATAAATTACTCTTTGCAATACTGGCTGTACTAACTCAGCTTGCAGTCTACCAAAGGCTGACCCTATCCTGCGTGACAAATCTGCCATACGTTCTGCGACTTCTGTAGCAGATGCAGGAGTTCTATCTGGATTTCCTAGCATATCATTGTATAATGCACGCTTTATATTCAAGCGCATGTCGCTTAGAACTATATCAGCAACATCAAATCTTCCTGCTGCTTGTATTGGCTGTAGACCGCCAGATTGCGGTGACTTAGGTATTATCGTGCCAGGGACTAAATTGATAGTATCTGGGTTAATGATTCCGTCATCATCCATTTGGTAAATGCCAGAGATAGCCATTTGTGCATTTTCTAAAATAAGCTGAATAGTTAAGTTAGTAGTCTTGATGGCAGATAAAGCATTAATCAATGGGCCTCTGCCATACACTTCACCTGCACACTTAGACCATCTAAAACAAACATATGGATTAGAACCTACACCCTTAAACTGTTGTTCTTTAATATACGTTTTGGTTGACATATCTATTACATAAAGAAGATATGCCTCTTCATTTTTCTTACTATAATCTTTGCAAAGTATTTCTAGTAAAGTACATTTACCTTCTGGATCTCGCTGCGCTCTTTGCTGTACCTTTGGGTCAAGCTTTGCGTCAGGATAAAGTATTGTTATCTCAGAGTTTCTTATACCTTTGCGCTCTCTAAACACATGATCTATCTTATCATCAGGGCCAGTATCTAAAACTACATGAGGTAATGGTATTGCAGAAAATCTAATAGGATTAATTGCATCACCCTCATCTACGCATAGAACACCAGTGCCAACAGCTAGATCCATAAATGCTTCATGTACTTCCTGAGAGAAGTTAGAGTTTTGTAATACCTCAAAGACATATTCAGTTATTTCATCAAGGTCATTATCTACAAAGTCTCTTTCGCTTTTGGGTATTTCTGATCCTGCAATTAGGTCTGCCCAACGTGCAAAGTTAGGAACTAATCCCGATTGGAGCCTCGAAGCAAACTCTTGAACGCCAACCACTGCCGTTTCATCAAAGATTTTATCATCTCTACGCTGACCTGCAGTTTCATAATAAAAAGACTCACGCTGCGGTAGAGCGTACTCATAACATTCCTCAAAGAGGTCAACAAAGTTTTGCCTATGTGCTTTAGCTTTTTCATATCGTTCTAACTTCTGTTTTGGATCATGCATTATAAAAACCTACTATAGTAGCCGATTCCACCAGTAGAACCAGTAATTAAAGACCTGCGACCTGCACCTCTACGTCTGCCTGTACCTGCCTGTCTTGTCTGTACATTTAATTCTTGCTCAGTACCAGATAAAACTCTTCTTCCTGCGCCAAGATCTTGTGACCTCTCAAGTCTACGTCTTAATAAAGATTGTTTTGTTCTGGCTCTTTTTATTCTTTGCCTTCTTAATTCTTCTTGAGCTAATCTTTCTTGCTCAGAAACCGCTTCTTCCACAGGCTTTTGATAAATAGATTTAGGAGTTACAGAAGTAGTTCCTATACGGCTTCCACTAGATGTTGTTACATCAGCTACAGATTCTCTTAAATCAGGTTGGGCTTGAGCCTCCTCTTCTGCTGCCGCTTCTACTGCTGCTTCTCTTGCTGCCGCTTCTCTTGCCAATCTTTCTCTTTCTAGTCTAGCCGCTCTCTCTCTTCGCTTTCTTCTTCTTTTTTTCCTACGACTAGATTCAGACCTTAACTTATCTAACCCTGATTGTTTATTCTTATCAGCTTCATATTGTCTCTGTTCTTCACCACCAATAAAAGGTTTATCGCCAAAGCCTAAACTTTCTTTAACCCTATCAAATAAACTTGCCATTTGTTTTATTCCTTAAGAAGATATATATTCTTAAACACAGATTAAAATTAATTTCAACGCACAAGTGACCAAACGCTAGGTTTGTGTGCCGCACTTTTAGGCTTTCTTTTAAAAACATCATAGTCTTTTTTAGCTTGTACTACCTGTGCAGGTTTCTGATTTGACATCAAAGCTCGCCCTTCTCCTGCACCTAACAGCAAATATTGTAGCGCATCGTGTATGTGAGAGTACATATTCTTATCAGGTTTATCTGCATATCGCTCACCACTTACCTCCATACGCTTATAAGAATAACCACCCTCAAAGCCTTTGATAAGTTGTTGGCATCTTCTGTCTATTAGAAACGCAGGTTTACCCTCAACCATCTTGTTAAGTTGCTGCGCCACTGACTCCAAGCGAAGATCCACAGAATTGCTTGGGGCGGGAAATGCACGTAGGCCAGCACCTCTAAGTATGTGAAAAGGGGTAGATTCGTCCGTTTGCGCCCTAAAATCCCCTGCAGGATCACCATATATATAGACATCGGAAGTTTCAGAAAAACGAGTAGCGATTTCATTTCTTAATACCTCTGCAAATCTAACAATTCCCATATCAAAAGCAACGACCTCTGATTGGATTAACCACCTATTCCTAACCTTCTGACCTATAACAGCCGCAGGTGTCAAACCAAAATCAATACCAATATACAAAGGCAACCCTGCCGCTACTGGTATTTCTTCTTTAGCAATATGTGTTTCGCTTGCAAACATAGGATATACTGGCTTTCCGTCTTGTATCGTGCCCAGTTTATTCATAACGTAGACGTCAATCCAAGACTTTGTTTTACCTTGAATAAGATTAGGATAATACCCTCTCATCATATTCTTTTTGTTTTCTGCTTGATCGCTAGGCAAATAATTTTCTACTTCACCATCTTCATTGTATACTTCCTTCATACCAGATGGTTGTGTAAAGAACTGCCAGTTATCAGGCTTAACCAACATCTTAGCCTGTTCTCTTGGTATATGATCTGGTACTGGCACTTCACCTGACATAATGGGCCACCAATGATCTTCTTCTGGTGCGTTAGTATCCGCAATAACACCTGTCCAACTTGGACCACCATCACGCATAGAAGGATACCTGCCTACCCTCATAGTACACGCATCAATAATACTTTTAGGAATCTCCCTTGCCTCGTTAATCCAGATGCCTGTCAATTCGAGGGACAATAGTTTTTTAACATCTTCTGGACGATCAAGAGCAAGGAAGATTACCTCAAGGTCTATGTCTCCCTTTCTAATGTGATGTGTATAAGGCACAGACCAAGTAAACTTACCCCATTCATTCTCAGGAAACCAATCAAGCCAAGTCTTAATAGTAGTCGTTCTAAGCTGTGGGTTTGTGTTTCTTATGATTGCCCACCTGCTTTTCCTTACACCATCAGGACTTTTCTCCTGAGACAAGGCTCTTCTAAAT